TTATAAGTTGTTGAAAGTTTTTATCAGTTGCATCATGGTCTGAAAACTCCACTGAACCTTCATCAAGTTCAACTGACTCGATATTAAACTCTTCCTTAAACTTATTAATCTCAGCACCTTTCATATTGTGCTTGGTAATAAGTTTTACTACTGCGCTTTGACTCACGAAAGGAATATCTGCCTTAAACAACTGAAGCAGTACGTTTTTATCTTTACCCACCATATCCATCAATTTGCTAAGTTTATCAGCATTTGATGTACTAATTCTTTTATTACGCATTGGCTCATATGCTTTTTTGAGTTTTGCAATCTGAGCAGAACTCATCTTTTCGTTTAACTCAGCAATCTTTTCTTGATTACGAGTATACACAAGTTCTAATGCATCTCTCATTGATTGTGAATAATTTGTCATTTTTCTAACCTTTCATCAAGTCTGTTACAGACTTTGAACTCCAAAATTTACATGACCAATAACCAGCAGTTGTTTTATCTTTTTTCTGATCGCAATTGTGTCTTGCTCTAAAAGCAGCACGTCTTGCTGGATCATCTCGTTTAATTTCCATATTTGGATCGCCAAACTCAACTTTTACGACATTTCCTTTGTCATTTCGTACATAAACCTTATATTTTTTTATATCGCCCTTTGTAGGATTATTTAGTTCTACAGACTTCCCTTTATACTCTGATTTTTCAGTTATTTCGTCCCAATCATTTCTATTTATTTGTTCTATCATCTCTACTTGTTTTGCAAGGTCAGCATCAGCTTTACCCCAAGTACCCTTACCTTTAGTTATAAAAGAATTAACTCTTGCTAATGCCCACTGTTGAGATGTTGTGCCTGGCCGATGTCCTGTTTTATAAGCAGCCATACCTCTATCATATACCTTTTTAAGAATACCATATGAAATACCACTTTTCTCTGATTTATTAACTAGTGCCTCAATCTTTTCATCAAGAACAGTTTCTCCAAACATTTGTTTAAACTTCTTAGTATGAACAGATGGTTTAGTTTCAGCAGATGCATCGCCTGGCGCTGGGCCTTCTTTCTTTTTCTTGAAATGAGTTGCACGTTTGTCCTTTGTAGATTTTGCCATACCACCAGCATAATACTTTGATGGTTGCGTACCCTCTTTATCCTTAATATCTTTGTCTTGTTTAACTTCTTCAAATTTCCAACTACCAGTTCTTTTTTCTATATAAGGTTTCAGTAATTTTGCCAAACCCTCTAAACTATTGGATGCAGCTTTAAATGACATCTTATTTTGTTCATCATACGCTTTATATTTGTTTCCTTCTTTTTTAACTACATAAGTAGGAAATCTTCGTTTTTTTCCAAATGAACCACCTGTTTTAACCCAATTCAAATCATCTTTGGGAAGTTTAACTTCTTCATTTTTGGATAGAAATGCTGCAATGGCCATCTTCTTTCGTTTTTCTTGAGACTTACCTTTAAATTGTGGAGCATCTGACTTTTGGAAATCATCAATGTAATCTCCTTGGTCTGCATCTTTACCCAATATTTCTTTAACTCGCAATCTTGGTTCTCTACGATTATCTGATGGATCTTCATTTTTTAAATTATCAAGATCGTTATTTAAAGGATTGTTGTCCTTGTGTCCTACATCCATTCCAATTTTAGTCTTATCACCCATAATACGCCTGGCTTTATTTCGTGAAGAACGTCTTGCAATTTGTTCTGGACGGCCTTGATAATTATCATATTCCTTACGATAGTTTCTTTCATCCAGAGTTGCACCCTTAACCATTTTTTGATCCAACTTAACAACTTCAGCACCAGTTGCGTATTTTGCACTAGGATGTGTTCTTAACATATGTTTTGCTTGTTTTGCAAGTTCTTTTTCAGTACCAAGATTAACCGTTGTTTTTGATGGTTTTGTTTCTTTAGTAGTAGGCATAATTTTAGCAGGAGGAATTTCTTTATAGTGTATCAAAAGAGCATGAGTTGCACCACGCAAGTCTCTAGTTGATGTTGTATGAGTTTTACCCTTCTTATCCTTTACCGTAACTGATATAGGAAATGCTTCATTAAATTCAAATTTCTCAGTAATTGAATAACCTTTTTTCTCCCACTTATCAATATCATTCGTAGGAACATTCATAGTGGTCATACCACCCTTCTTTTTCATACGAACAAACTTTGGTGGTTTTTTGTCTGTAAATATAGGTGGTTTTCCTGATGCAGCTCTGGACTTATCAAAGTCTTTTAATTTTTGTAAAGCAGACTTTCTTTCTTTTATTTCAATTTCATATAACCATGCTTTATGAACCTTACCATTATCTTCTACAAATGAAAGATAGTTTGTTCCTCTACGAACAATTTCACCACTTACATTATTTGCTTCTACAATGTCTCCAACATTCCATATCTTCCCTGTAAGATATTGATCTCTAATATATTCAAAGTCGGACATATCACCCATTTCACGCTCTTCACGAATACCCATGTATTTGCGAACATCCCGATATAGTTTATCACCATCTCTAAATCCTTTTGGTAGGCCTTGTAGAAATAAATCTTTGTTTCCATCCTTTGCAGCATCTCTCATTTTAGAAGCAGACATTCCACTTACATCATCTGCATCTGGATCACGTTGTCCAGCAGAGATTACTTTTATACTGTCAAACTTATAGAACCCATGTTTCTTGCCTTCTACACCATTATACTTGTTAAGTAAAGTTTCAAACTCTTTTACTCTATCTGAACCGACAACACATATAACAGATGTGTGTCCTTTATTATAAAGTGTATTTGCGATTTCAAAAACATTTCTTGCTTTATCAACTAAAATATTGTTTTTGTATTTTGGAAACATCTTTCTCATGTATGCAATCTTTAATGCATGAGGAAGAGGATTTCTAACAGAGTCTTGAGAATGAGTAGGAAAAATGTAAACGGAATTACCACCAGATTTTTTAACAAGAGAATCTATAACCTTCTCATGTCCAATCGTAGGTGGATTAAATCTTCCAATCGTAAACGCAGCAGTTTCTTTTGCTTCTGTTAAATCTTTAAATTTACGCATCTTCTTTTCCCGATAATGCAGCTCTTGCTTTTTTAACTCGTTCTACTTCATCTTTTCTTAATCTCATTACCATCTTATTTGAGAGCTTATCTATTTTTGCACCATACTTCTGTTGAATTTTTTGGTCAACCGTAACTCTTTGTTGTATAGGCATATCTTTATAATTGGGATAAAACTTATCTCTAAATGTTTGAACAACTTTCTTTCTTGCGACAACCTGTAATTTAGCAGGATTACGCATTTTTAAAGCAGCTTTCTTTTTCTTGAATTGAAATGACTTAGATTTCGCCATCTTAGACATACGGCGAGCCATCTTCTTGCGTTGAACTACATCAACCTTTTTCTCATATATATCAGAGAAATTTTTCATTTGTCCCATGCCTTTATCGCAGTAAAGTTGTTAAACGAAAACTCCATACGGTCTACAAGTTTAACAGCACCACCACTTACTCTATCAATAGCAACAAATCCTTCTGGATTGGTTACTTTAAATCCATTTGCGGTCTTAATGAATGTATCAGTTAATCCCTTTACACTATTTAGTTTTTGAATAATTTGCATCTTTGCATCAACAAGTAAATTCTGAAAAGTTATAATCTGTGTCAGATTTCGTGTATGTTTTTTAACTTCACGTACATATTCCTTCTGCATGTCTTGATATTTCTTCTTACCAGCAGGAGATTTTACTTTATCAATCTGTTTCTGAATAGAATCAAATACCCATTTCTCATAACCAGCTGCATGAACAGCTGGATTACTAATCTTCTCTCCAGCACGAACCTTTGAGTTATTATAAGTCTTGAGAGAAGCACCAGCAATTGCACCTGTCATACCATTTTGAACTGTAAGAAACTTTCTTAAACCATTTGCATTAATTTTCTGAAAGGTTTTACCAGTTTGTGCTAGAATATTTGTAATATTTGCGGTTTCAGTTGCCGTAAATGTTGCTCTACCAGAAGTATCTTTATAAGTTGCATCATCCATCCATATAGATGAAGGTTTCTTGAGTGAGGATATATTTGCACCAAAAGATGCTTTCATGTCTTGAAGTGCAGAACCCGAATAAGTTGTATGCCAAACTATTCCTATTTTTGATTTGTTTATGATAGCACCAAGTTTGCTATCAACAGGAACAGCATATACAATGGTATTAGGCTGAAAGGTGAGATAAGAAGTTCCATCAATTTTTTCTTTGGAAACATCATCCGTAAACATGAGATCACCTTGAAGAACTCCTTTAATACCCAACTTGGAAAACTCTGCAAGTGAAACTTTAAATTTGGAATTAAGTGCTCCAGATAAATCATCATCTATTTCCTTATTTGTCTTATATAACTTAGGATTAACATTAAATACAGATTTCTTTGCAACAAAGAATTTTCCATCTTCGGGATCAACACCAGCAAAGATTGCAGGCGCACCATCCCATTTGACAGTCATATTTACAGATGATCTACTTGAACCAGCCATCATGTCTCGGAGAGAACGCAGAAAGTTAATAGCAGCTCGTCCACCATCTACACCATAGTTGATTATCTCATCTTCTATATGTTCTAGGTGAAGGTTCTTACCACCTTTATCTTCTAAGAGCATT